TGACTTCTGTCCGACTCGAGTTGGTGTTTGTAATCCTCAAAGACCTACAAATGGCAGTCGTAGCGGCAGGCACCTCGTACAAAAGGGTGGTTACGTTTGCGCTAGGAATAAGTCTTGCTCGTTCGTATTTATTGGCCATGGCTATACCGTTACGTTGACCGTGCCCACACGCCCAGTGCCCGAAACCCCCGAAACCGGGAAGCTTGAACTCGGCCCAATCTCACTGATACTGGAGACATATGTCACGGTTAAAATTAAAGAAGGAATAGAAGGGCAAAAGGCCGTGGCAGCCTCTGCCAACAGCACAAGCCCAGTGTTACTAACTGCCCACATTAACTCAAAATAGTCCTCGCCATCCAAATCAAGCAAAAAGTTCCAAGCAGCCACGGCAGCGGCTGATGATCCTTGGACCGTGACCTTTGTAGCGGAGGCCCCGATGTTTTGACCGTTGACCCTGGGCCAAATAAAAGCGGTCGCCGCGCCGCCTGATGATTTTTGAAGTTGAGCGGAAAACTGAATATTATAGACGCCGGGTAAGTCCACGTACACACGAGAGGTGTTACCTGGGTCTCTGTATATCCCACTAGAAAGCTGTTCTATTTCTAAAGGAAGCGCATAGGCTGTGTTGGTGGCCGCCGCCGTTTGCGTCGTGCGATCTATAAAAGACGCATAGGGCAGAAAAAAGTTTTCTGTGCCATCCAAAGGAGCACCAGGGCCCCCTGCTCCAAAAAACCCTAAAGCGCCAAGATTGTCGTTATCAACGGTCGAGGTGTAGGCACTATTAAGCTGAAGAACGATTTGTTCTAACGAACGTACAAGCTGGTTAATTTGAGACGGGTCATATTGTGCTCCAACATTTGGCAGACGAACGTTAAGAATTTTGCTCATCTTAGGCCGTCTGGTTGAATATCTACGCGCAAGGTTCCATACCGCCAATTTGTGTTAAGAGCATCACTTTCAATGCCCAAACTTATCTGGCGTCCTCTTGCCCTGGTATCCACCTTTTGCGTAGTCGGCGTAATGATATACGGGTCGAGCGAGGAGGGGCTTGCCGTGGCTTGAGGATATGATCGCAGCAACAAACGTACCGTGAGATCACCCACCTGATTTTTGAAATCTGGGATAAAGCGGCGCATATAGAGCATATTGTCACCGTCACCAATATCAAAGTAGCCAGACCGAATATATGCAGTAATAGGCGAACCATTTCCATTGACGCCATCCTCATGGTTGTACAGTAATGATCGACCGGCAGTTAAGCCGTAAATAGTACTTATCGTTGTTTCTGTTGATGAGGCATCAAAATCTGAAGCAATTGGCTTTGGATAAGTACCAATATCGGACCAAGCCGTTCTGGCCAAAGATCCTGTTGACCATACGTTTTCTAGATAGTTATAGCTGACAAATCGATTAATTACGTCTGAGTTGGCAGAACAATAGAACCAAGTTACTTCGTTAAACTGAGAGTTGACCCCGGCGGCAGTTTTATACCCTTGGGTTAAATTAATATCCTTAAAAACATAGTCCTGAACCGTGCAAGGCATTTTCTTAACCGTGCCGTCAAACATGTAAAATGCTTCCGTACCCATCCAAAAGGCTAGACCGTTGACGTCTACTGCTGCGTGGGCCCCAATACAACCACAGTTTGCCCCGAGTTGTTGGAAACCGAACGTATAGGGGGGCCCAATATATTGCATACCGTGTAAGGAAGTATCGGTAAATATCAATATCTGCCCGCGAGACCGTACTGCAGAAAAGATAATGCTTCCGTCAGTTAGGCGTTGACCGCCAGCCGTATTGGTTGCTGATTCAGCAAAATTGTTAATATCTTCTTGGTTTGAAAACCGAACGAACATCGGGTCTTGCGAACCCGGATTACCAATCGTGGTTTCCGTTCCAAAGCACACCAGGTGTCGGTCTGGGGTGGACACTAAAGCGTAAGTGCTATCTGTAGGAGCTCCAGCTATTGGCGTAGCACGATTATTCGTAAGGCCTGCGCTTGTGTCCCATAAATAAATAGGGCCCCCAGTAATTTGACAAACCACGTCTTCGCCAAAATTATCTAATTTCCAAGTTCCTGGAATTAATTTAAGACCCTGGCTTGTCCGTGGAGTGCCCCACGTAGAATCATTCCAAGGGCCCAATCCCCAGCCAAAATCAAAATAGCCAACAATACTTCCAGGGTTAACTTGATAGGCCCCTACCACAGAAGCTCCACCATTACCATTATCGCTGGAGTTAGCGGTAACTCCTACTTGAATAGTGTATGTGTTAGAGCTTAAAACCTGTTGAACTTCAAATTCTGCATTTAAAAAAGGAGCGGTGACATTTCCTCCTAAACTAGAAGCACCACTAAATGTTACAAAACTTCCTGCTGTTGTATCATGAGACGCATCGGTAACTGTAACAATATTGCTTCCATTTGAAGCGACAAAAGTAACATCTCCCGCTGCTGTGGTAGCAGAAATAGGGGTTATGTCTGCCCAAGCGCCTCCCCTAAAAACGTAGAGTTTTCGGTTTGTTCCAACAATTAAGTGAGGAGATCCGTTTAAACTATTCCAAGTCAAAATGTCAGTTATAAGCCCAACAAGATAGGTTTCTGTTTGATTAAACGCAGTCCATCCGCCTAACTTTTCAGGCAGCCCATAACGAAATCGGATGTAGTCGCCGTCAATCCAGCCGCCCTCGGCACCGTACTCGGTGTTCTGCTTGTCAATGCCAGGTTTTAGGGCTAAACGCAAATAGGCCATTTAGTCAGAGTTCCAAGTTTTTGCCCCCGCAGCCGGGAGCGTAGTGATCCATATGGAAACGTTTTGCAGCGGGGCCCAGGGCTCGCCACAGTTTGTGCATACGCCAGTAGATTCCTCAATGGCACTTACTGGGTCTTTGCAATGCGAACAAAGGATCTCGACCTCGTGCTTTGGCTCGATTCCAAGTTGCGTGTTTTTAGCTTCAAAAGTTGTTTTCATTAGGCCACTAATCCAGGTAAATACACCGTTTTACCATCTTTTTTGACGGCTGTTAAGCTTTGCTTTTTGAGGTTTTGCGGGTCGTAGCTGACGTGGACCCAGCCGCTGTCCGGGACCCCTTGCGTGTAGAACTCGAGGATGACTTGCGTGAAGTCGAGGTTTTCTGTGATCCACTTGGCGAGGTCCGCGTTCGGGATGCCTGGGATTTCGATGTCCGCTGCTTGGCCTTTGCAATGATCGCTCGTTTTCGAGCCTCCGACCTTGGCATTGACGTCCGGATGGCGGAAGCCCGAGTTGACTTTGACCCCAGTCTTAAAATGCTCCCTAACAGGCTGAAGAACTTTCTCACATAGTCTTTTAAGATTTTCAATTTCTGCCTCCTCAGGCGTGTTATCCATGTCATGCCGCAATGCGGTATCAGACTTAATCATTTCGGATAGGGTGAAGTTGACAGTTAGGTTCATTTCTTCTTATCCATAATTTCGTCGAGTTGTAAGGATTTTTCCTTACTTCCAGCGCTAGAGCCAAAGTAGTACCCAAGCACCATTGTCATGGCAGAGGTAAGCGCACCCAGCACGTAGATCAGGATGTCCTTGGATTGAGTATTGACCTCAACAAATATGATGACCAAGAACAGGATAAAGGTTAGCGACACCGTGCCCAGCGCCAGAATCGGAGTCACAATCTTATTTATAGTCGGCGCAAACTCACTTGTGGCAATCTCAATTTCCCGCTTACGGGCTGAGTCCATCTCTTTAACGTGCGCCTCAAGTTCAGCCAGTTGACCCTTTTGAGCCATCTCCATGAGGGTGGCTTGCGCTTTGGCCTTGGCCTCTGGGTCAGGCAGAACCTTGTCCAGAACCTTCTCACCAATACTTAATAGTGCTGCTATTGGTAACATTACAGATGACCCTTCATAATGTAGTAAATAGTGACGACCAGAAACGCCAGCATCACACAGATAATCTGCAACTCTCGTAACTTCTCTATATCCCTACCCATTGCATCTTTGCTTTTGGCATGACGGGCAATCATGTCATCTTTAATCTTCTTGACCTTCTCGAACTCTTCTTCCCCTTTAAACTGCCCAAACTGCTGAACCAGAAAGTCTCGTACTTCTAACTCCATGCGGCGGATCTGATCTAGCCTGCGCCATTCCGCCATAGCGGTCATGATTGTTATTTCACCTTCGGTACTTTTGCGTGCATTCTTAAAAGCGTGGCGGGCTTTGACCTCCGCCATACCGAAGTTTTGAATCGACTCAACGGCTGAACTTATCTCCTTGCCTGACTGAATAGCAGACTTGATGCTTTGGGTTGCCGCCTTTGCGGTACCGATAATCGGATCTAAATCTGACAAAATTCATTCCCCTGTCCTTAAATAAACAGAACCCAAGGTAGCAGTAAAAAGAGAAAAGCCAAAGACCATAGACCCACTAAACCGCCTCAGCCGTTTCAACCCAAGATGTCGTGGCCTCGTCCCATGAATACTTCTTGTCGTCGGTAGGCATCGGAGTAGGTGCATCCCATTGGGCTGTGTCGTTATTTAAGACCCATGAAGCATAGGGTTTGGGAGGAACGAAAGCGTCTAAACCGGCGTTGTATGTGAAGCCAACACCAGCGTAGTTCTTGCGAACCGAACCGTTATACGATGTCTGCTTCCAGTTGCCGCCAAAGAGTCGCTCGCAGAAAGCAGCACCAATGTGCTCTTTTTCTACGCCGTTAGCGTCAGCGGTATCTTTGTTTCCGACAACGATTACTTGCGTTACTACGTTGTTGCTATCAAGTTGGGCAAAATGCGCCATTTAAATCTCCTTACGAATTAGGTAAAAAATTACGAATCTGAGTTGACCCGCACAACATTCTTGCATCTTCATCCCGTTTTACATGATATGCAGAAATGTGGGTGTAGCCCAGTCTTTTTGCTACTGTTACTCGTTGATTTCCAACAAAAATATAGAAAACTTTTTTGCGCTCGTCAGAAGTTAAACCACTAACATCTGGGTTTGGATCTGTTTGATATTCCAAATAAGGAGAACGCACCACAATTGGGTGTATCAATCCTTTTTCAGTAATGTCTTGAGATAAACTTTCAATCATTTTTTCATCAAACCTATCTACCGTAATTGTCAAAATATCCAACGGATACTCTGCGTACCACTTTGGATAATCGTTCCTTTCAGCCTTGAGCAGATTCAAGTTTAAGGCCAGTTAAGTCAACTTCCTCGCCAATGTTGCCGACAGGGAAGGTGTTGAAAGAAAGACTGATGCGGGTGTCCTCGCCCTTAACAGTCTCAACCATGTGAGTCAGGCTTGACGGGAACAGAATTAAGTCTCCGGTTCCTACCTCAAACCACCAACTCTCAGAGTTCCAGATGTTCCAATCGCTTGGAGGAAACTTAATCTGCTGAAACCCATCACGGTAAAAGTAGATTTTATCTGTCTCACGATTTGCCTGTGGGTAAAACACACCAGACACAAACGAATTTGGGTGAGCGTGTTTGTGGTGATACTGTCCCGGCTCTGTGTAGTTAACCCAAGACTGAGTGACCCGCAGGCTTACGTCATGCTTCGGGCTGTAAATACTCTTAAAGTATTCAGAAACGCTAGACTCAATAAAGTCCCGCAACTTAGTCATTGACCGATTACGCAGAATCGTGTTGTCGGTAGAAGTCACGTTCCCCATATTAGCCCGTGTTTCTTGGCCCTTGATGAAAGAAAGTTCCTTCTCTGTTAATTCACGGTCTAG